GAAACAAAAAGAGAAGCCTTTTTCTCCTTCTGCCAATGAAGAGAAAGGGCTTTTTAATTTGCTTAAAAACTTCTTTACAAAAGGAGAAGTTCAGGATCGATTTAACTACGGACGGAGCGGCCGCGAATTTTGGGCAGCTCAAGATGCGTTGAACTCAGTTCTGTTTAATTGGCGTTCTCCTAATGAGGAGATGGAAACTGATCCTGAAAAAATCAGAGAAGCCCTGCAAGACTTTGTGAATATCGCCCAGGAGATATTGATTGCTGATGATATTCAGAAGGCGATCGGGCCAAAACCGGAAGAACTCCAAAAGGCTGGCCGTAAATTCTCGGCTGCTAATCTACAGGAAATTAAAAGTGCTCATGCCGCACTTGGCAATTTGCTGAGTCAGGCAGAAGCAGAAAAGGAGGAAGACGAGTTGAAAAAAGAAGATATTGAGAAATTGCTTGATGACAAATTAAACCCGATCACCAAGCGACTTGATGAAATAGAAAAGGAAACTGAGCCTGCAGAGGGCGACGGAGAGGATGGAAAACAAGAACAGTCCGTCATCAAGCAAATGGATGAGCTGCTTGAACAAAAGCTCTCACCTATTCAAGAACGGCTGGAAGCTGTTGAAAAGAGTCGCGGAATTTCAAAACAAGCCGGATCTGATCAGGAATCAGACCGAGAAGAAGTCAAAAAGTCCGTTTGGGACGGCTTACTTTAAAGGAGGAATACGATGAGAAACCAGGAGATTATCAACAAGGCAGAAATGACGCTCGCTTCACTGAAAAGTGGCGGGATGATGAATCCTACTCAGGCAAATACATTTATTCGTATGGTTCAAGATACGCCGACAATTTTAAATGATGCCCGTGTCATTCCGATGGATCACGATGCACAGAAATTTGAGAAGATCGGTTTTGGCCAGCGTATTCTGAGGGCAGCAGAGGAAGGAAAGTCACTTTCTTCTGATGAAAGAGCTGTTCCAACTACAAGTACGATCGGTCTGAACGCAAAAGAAGTCATCGCAGAAGTCCACATCACGTATGACACTCTCGAAAACAACATCGAAAAAGATGGCCTGCAAAACACCATCATGCAAATGCTGGCTGAGCGTGCGGCAGTTGATATCGAGGAATTGATCATTAACGGTGATTCAAAATCAGATGATTCATTCCTTGCACAAATTGATGGAATCCGTAAGCAAGCCCAATCTCACATTGTGGATGCTGCGGGGGGAGAGTTGTCACGGCAAATTTTCAAACGGGGTTATAAGGCTGTACCGCCTAAATATTTGCGCGTGCCGCAGGAATTCCGTTTCTATACTTCGCCAGGCATCGAAGTGGAATGGAAAGATAAGGTGGCCGATCGTCAAACCAACTTAGGGGATGCTGCTGTTCAAGGCGGGCTTTCTTCTGCTTTTGGTGTGCCGATCAAGGGAATTGCAAACATGCAGCCATATTCCACCGGCGAAGGAGAAAAAGCGATCGATGTATCAGACGTCATTTTGACTCATCCGAAAAACATCGTGCTCGGCTTCTCCCGTAATATCAGAATTGAAGTCGATAAAGATATCCGCCGCCGAAAATTCATTATTGTTTTGACGGCAAAACTGGACAGCGTGTTTGAAGAAGAGGACGCGGTAGCCAAAATCATCAAGGTCAAAGAGTAGGTGAAGACGCATGGCAGATACCTATAAAGCGCAGCTGATCAAAGGGAAAACTTACGATGTCATGGACCATGTTTTCACTCTGGGTGCAGAGCGAGACGTCAAGAAATCGGTGTATCTTTATCTTAAAGACAATGAACAATTTGATTGCAAATTGATAAAAGAAAAAGAAGACCCCGAGACTGATGGCAAGTCCAAGGATGATGGCGCAGAAGACAGCGGCGGAACGAAGGAAGAGGAAACGGCCGGTAAAACATCAGCGGCGTCCTCTGCTTCAAAAACATACACAGAATCAGAATTGCGAGGCATGACGAAGGTGGGACAAGAGGACATTATCTCTGATCTTGGCGGCGATCCTGCAGCATTCAAGAACGCAGATGAAAGGATTGCCTTTATCCTGCAGAAACAAGGGGAGTGATGCGGCATGCTGATCACTCCTGACGAAGTGATTGCCTATTCTGTTTTCGAAGCGGTCAAGGCTCGGCCTGAGGATCTACTTCAGCATGACATTTTGGAGGCAGAAACCGAAATTCAAAGCATCGTCGGCCATGATTTCTCTGGTGAGAAATATCAGCCGCTGCCGGAAAAGGTCAAGCTGGCCTTATTAAAGCTGGCGCAATATTTCGCTTTGATTAATTCTGATGAATCTATCGTCAAGGGCTATAAATCTGAAAAAATCGGAGACTATTCCTATACGCTTGGAGATGGTCAGACCATTCAAAAGCCAGATGTCGCAAATCTATTAAAAGATTTTGTTGAGGATCCAAATGTCCCACCTGATGGTAAAGGATCTGCTCTCCTTAGGGTGAGGGCATTATGAGTTACAGCCGGCTCTTAACACACCGCTGTGACATCTACCATTTAAAAGAGGAGCAGCCAGCGGAATCCCGATATGGTGTTCCGGTTCAGGATGGCCAGCCAGAATTCTCTTACCCCGATGAACCGGATATTTTAGATCAAGCTTGTTACTTTACGGAGAAAAACCAATCCGTTGTGCAACAGGAGCCGAATACATTGATCGTTCACTCTTTTCTGGTTCATTTCCCAGCTTCAGCGGATATTCGACTCAATGACAAAGTGATTTGGGAAGGAACTTCTTATAAGCTGCAGAAACCAAGAAAAATTAAAAATCATCACATCGAAGTGATGGCAGTCAGGAGTGACGATCTATGAGAATTGACGGCTTGGATGAATTTATCCAGGCTCTCGATGAAGCAATTGACGGAGGGCTTCAAAGTCAATATGAGCTTTGGCTTGAGGCGATGGGCTATGAGTTTTTGGATATTGTGCAAGATGAAATTATGAAAACTGAAACCGTCGAAACGCGCCGCCTGTTAAACTCCTTTGAGAAGGGTGACGCAGACAATATTTTCTCTACGACAGCCGGCAATCTGACACTGGATGTAGGGACCAACTTGGATTATGCTTCTTTTGCAAACGACGGGCACTTTACAATTGATCCATCAAAGAATCTCGACCGCCGGTGGGTTCCTGGGCGTTGGAAAGGTGATCGCTTTGAATATGATCCCGCTGCGGAAACCGGAATGCTGCTGAAGTTTCAATGGATTGACGGATCCGGGTACTGGGACAATGCCCTGGCGATCTTTGAGCGAATGTTTGAAAAAAGCTTAGACCGCAAGCTTCAGGAATGGCTGGATGAATTTTAAAGGTGGTGATGGCTTGAACGATGAAGTCGGGTCCATTATGAACTTCTTTTATCGGGTGTTTCCCGTCCAAATATATGACCGGGAGATTCCTATTCAAATTAAAACCCCGTCTCTCTATTTTCCGCCGCCTTCCGTAGCGGATGGGAATGACACCGTATCAACGTATATGAAAACGTACAGCCTCAATGTAAAGGTATTTCATAAAGATTCACAACAGGCCCACGATGAAGCTGAGAAGATCGCGGAGGCTGTACGTGAAAGGCGCAGCATAATTCCTCTTGTAGACGAAACGGGAACGGAGACGGGGGAATCTTTGCGAATCAATCGGATAGAATCACGAATATCTGATAAAGGGGTCGCTGTGTTAATTGTTCAATGGAACAGCCGGTATTGGTACAAAAGAGATGAAAAGCCGTCTCTTCAAGATTTCGATTTTACAAGCGGGGTGAAATAAGTGGATACAAAGAAAGCAAAAAAAGAAGAGGTTCAGGGGCAAGAGAATGCCACGCGCCGCCCTGAATCTCTTTTTCATATTCAAGACTTACGGGAGCACAGTAAAGAGCTGTTCGGGGTTAAACCTGAAGTTCTGGATGGTGCTCTTTTTGGTTTAAGTCAGAAGCAAGTAACAAAAACAGAAGCGAAGAAACGCATTCGCGAATTTCTTCGGAAGGAGGCTAACTAAATGAATGGCGGAACATTTACGCCCGGCAAGGAGAAGGAACGTGCCGGCATTTATTTTAATTTTAAAACGACAGCCCAGGAACGTGTTTCTCTTGGTGAGCGTGGGATTGCGGCTGTACCTGTTAAAACAAGCTGGGGAGAAGCGAAAAAGTTCATTTCAATTTCAAGCATTGAGGACCTGAATAAGAAAGTCGGTTTGCCAATTGATGATGCAACCCTCCTACTTTTCAGAGAGGCTAAGAAAAAAGCACAGACGGTTCTCCTGTATCGCTTGAATGAAGGAAACAGGGCTACGGGTGATATTGGTGAAGGTGTAAAAGCTACGGCCAATTATGGCGGCACAAAGGGCAATGACATTATTATTCAAGTCAGCGAGAATGTCCTGGATTCTTCAAAATATGATGTCACTACATTCTTTAATCAGTCTGAAGTCGATAAACAAACGGTTTCTAAGGCAGAGGAACTCGAGTCAAACCAATATGTCACCTTCACTGGAAAAGGGGAACTGACCATTACAATTCCGCTTTCAGGGGCTGAAGGTGACAAGGAAGAAGGAAAATTAAACCCTTCTGCCGGAGTCCGGTTGTCTGGCGGTACAGACAAAAGTGTATCGAATGAAGACTATATGGACTTCTTGGAGGCAGCCGAAACAGAATACTTCGATACCATCGCATTACCGGTGAAAAATAGTGAGCAGCTGAAAGCCACATTCGTATCCTTTATTCAACGTTTACGCGATAAGCAGGGACGCAAGGTTCAAGGTGTTCTTTCCGGCTATAAAGGGGATTATGAAGGCATTATCAATGTGACAGAAGGCGTGCTGTTGGAAGACGGAACAGAAATTGCGCCGCATCAGGCCACAGCATGGGTTGCCGGGGCCAGCGCAGGAGCTTCTTTCAACCAATCCTTGACCTTTGTTGAATATGAAGGCGCGGTGGATGTCCTGAACCGCCTGGATGATGACACAGTCATTGAGAAGTTGAACAACGGGGAGTTCTTATTCACATTTGACGCTCGCGATAAATCTGTCAGCGTTGAAAAGGATATTAATTCTCTCACGACCTTTACCGCCGAGAAAAACAAGAAATTCTCAAAAAACAAAATCATCCGGGTTCTGGATGCCATCAATAACGATCTCACGCGGGAACTGAAGGCGCTCATTAAATCCAGAAAAGGAACCGGCAGTGACATCCCCGCTTCTGATGATGGCCTGCAGTATGTCAAAACGCTCATCATTCAATACCTGACGACACTTGAAGACGGAGACGGGATTATAGGATTTGATTCGGAAAACGATCTGACTATCAAGCTGAATGAGGACCGTGACGGATTCTTGATTGACCTGGCCGTTCAGCCAGTTGACGCAGCTGAAAAATTCTACTTCAATGTGGAGGTGAAGTAAGATGGCTTTTAAAGCTCAAAACACGATTTCTGGAAAAGAAGGCCGTCTGTTTTTGGATGGGGAAGAATTGGCCTTTATTAAAACATTTGAAGCAAACGTGGAGAAAAACAAAGCAGAAGTCAATGTCATGGGCCGCCGTATGACAGGGCATAAAACAACAGGGGCAAATGGAACAGGAACAGCGACATTCTATAAAGTCACATCACGATTTGTGCAGCTGATGCTGAACTATGTGAAAAAGGGAGAAGATCCATATTTCACATTGCAGGCTGTCCTCGATGACCAGTCTGCAGGTCGTGGCACTGAACGGGTCACACTGTTTGATGTAAACTTTGACTCAGCCAAAATCGCCGGCCTTGACGTCGACTCAGAAGCGCTCGAAGAAGAAGTGCCGTTCACATTTGAAGATTTTGACGTTCCTGAAAAACTGAAAGATACGTTTTAAAAAGAGCCCCGTATCCCGCTTTTCAAACATAGGCTAGTAGTCAGGACATATAACACCAAGCACTCTCGTCAAGCCGAGGGTGCTTTTTCATTTAAAAATTGAATGTTAAAGGAGCAAGCAGACATGAGCGAAAAACAAGAAGAAAAAGTATATGATTTATCCTTTTTTATGCCGGGACA